TATAGATAGGGATTATCCTAATCTATTTTACACAAGTAAGGACTTACAATATGTTGATATACAACATCAAGTAACGAATAAACATTATCGTGAAGAAAAGAAAATGGTTGCTGGTTTTTCAACAACTTCTAAGACCAGACCACTAATTATTAGTAAGTTAGAAGAATTTTTTAGAGAGGAAAGTGTAGTGGTTCGTTCAAATCGTTTGATTGATGAACTACTGACTTTTGTCTATATAAATAACAGAGCGCAAGCGATGAACGGATACAATGATGATTTGGTTATGTCGTTTGCTATTGGACTTTGGGTTCGTGATACTGCATTAAGACTACGAACACAAGGTGTAGAACTAACAAAGAAAACTCTCAGTCGTATGATGGACAATGAGGGTTTATATACCAATGACGATGTCAAGAGAAATGATAGTTGGGATTGGGAAACAGGAAAAGAAAAAGAGTCATTAGAGTGGCTTTTATAAAGTGAGGTAAAAAATGGCAGATACAACATTATTTGGGAGATTACAACGATTATTCAGTACAAATGTAATTGTTCGTAATGTCGGTGGTAAAAAATTAAAAATCGCCGATACAGACCAAGTTCAAAAACAGGTTAAATCACATTGAGTTGATAGGTATTCAAAACTACATAACAATTTGGATTTAGTCGGAACAGGTTATTCTACCGTTCATCAAGTTATGGCGGCAAGGTTAGCATTGTTCAAGGATTATGAATCAATGGATTCTGACCCAATTATTTCATCAGCATTGGACATTTATTCAGATGAGTCAACAATGAAAGGTCAATATGGTGAAGTCATTACGATTAAATCTGATAATGAAAACATCAAAGAAATTTTACATAATTTATTTTATGACATTATGAATGTTGAGTTCAATCTATGGCCTTGGGTTCGTAATATGGTTAAGTATGGAGATTTCTTTTTACACTTAGACATTAATGAAAAGTATGGTATTACTAATGTAGTTCCACTTTCACCGTATGAAGTTGTAAGAGCAGAAGGAGAAGACCCAGAAAATCCTTACTACACTAAGTTCTACTTAGAAAGTATTGAAGGTGCACATCCTTACTTTGGACAAAAACCAAGTGGTCAAGGAAAAATAGAATTTGAAAACTTCCAAATCGCACACTTTAGATTAGCAAACGATAGTAATTTCTTACCTTATGGTAAATCTATGGTGGAGTCTACAAGAAAGATTTGGAAACAATTAACTTTAATGGAAGACGCTATGTTAATTCACAGAATTATGAGAGCACCTTCTAAACGAGTATTCAAGATTGATATCGGAAATATACCACCAAATGAAGTTGATAATTATATGCAACGAATCATTAATAAAATGAAGAAAACACCATTTGTTGATGAGACAACCGGTGAGTATAATTTAAAATACAACATACAAAACTTAACAGAAGATTTCTTTATGCCAGTTCGTGGAGGAGATTCAGGAACAGAAATAAATGAGTTGGGTGGTATTGATTATGATTCAACCGAAGACATTGAATATTTGAAAAATAAATTATTAGCATCACTAAGAGTACCGAAAGCATTCTTAGGGTTTGATGAAAATGTCGGTGGTAAAGCAACACTTGCAGCAGAAGATGTTAGATTTGCAAGAACCATAGAAAGAATACAAAGAATTATCGTATCTGAATTAACAAAGATAGCAGTTGTTCACTTATATTCACAAGGATATACAGATGAAGACTTAGTAAACTTTGAATTAGAGTTAGCAAGTCCTTCAACAATGTATGAACAAGAGAAGATTGAATTGTTAGGACAGAAAGTAAGTTTAGCTCGTGATATGATTAGTGATAAGATTTTACCTTACCAATGGATTTATGATAATATATTTAATTTCTCAGATAAACAAAAAGTTGAAATTCAAACTCAGATTATCGACGACCAGAAAGAAAAATTCAGACACTCACAAATTGAGATGGAAGGTAATGACCCAATGGCTTCAGGAGAGTCAATCGGAACACCAAGTGATATGGCAGCCGTGGGTATCGGACAAGACGATGCTCAAACACCACCGGATACCGTAGCAGGTTCTATCTTTGACCCATTTGATGACGGAGAAGATGACAGACCAGAAGACCAACAAGGTGGTCGTCCACAAGAAATGAATAAACCATTCAAAGATAGTGGAGCAAGAGGTCGTGACCCATTAGGGAAACAAACAAAAAATCGTAGACCATTAGCATTAGCACACTACGACGCCTTGACAAAAACTATGGGTAAAAAGTCAAAAGACATAATACAAGAAACTACCCAAGTAGATGAATTAGAAAAAGAATATAATGAATATAAAGAGGAAAAAGGTAAAGAATAAATACCGATTTCTTGAAAGTTTTATATTTATTATTGATAAAATACAGATAAATACTTTGGAGCTCAAATGTCTTATGTAAAACATAATAAGATAAAGAATACAGGTATTCTTTATGAACTATTATCTCGTCAAATCACCGTAGATGTGATAAATGACAAGAAAAATGCTAAATCAGTTAAATTATTTAAAGAATTCTTTAATAAAAATACTGAATTAGGTAAAGAATACGAACTATATTCAATCTTATTGAATAAAAAATACAAAAACTTGACTCACGCATCTTCTTTAGTAGAAGCCGTAGTCAAAAGTCGTAGAAAATTGTCTAATCGTAGATTAGCAAACGAAAAATACAACCTAATCAAAACAATCAAAGAAAATTATGATATAAAAGAGTTTTTTAATACTCGTATCCCTAACTTTAAAGTTCAGGCATCAATCTATCGTGTTTTCCAGACTGAGGTAGGTAAAGAAGACTTTGGGCCAGTCCAAAAAACTGATTCATCAATCACTATAACTGAACATATTACTCAATCTAAACAATCAAGAGTAAAAAAACAGAACATAAGTGAATATGCAGAACAAGACAAAGATTTAAGGTTGTTGAGTTATCAATTATTAGTTGATAAGTTTAATAAAAAGTATAAAACTCTTAATGAAAATCAAAAAAACTTGTTGAAACAATATATCAACAATGTATCTAATACAAATTCATTAAAAGAGTTTATCGATTCAGAAGTAATTAAAATCAAAAGAGCTCTGAAGTCATTACTTCCAAAAGTGAACGATAAAATTACTAAAATTAAATTATCAGAAGCGATTGACTACACAGACACCGCTACAAAAGGAAAAATCGTGAAAGACAAACACGTGGTTGCATTGATGAGATACTATGAACTAATTAAGGAAATCAAAAATGTCCAAACACGACAAAGTCGCTAAATTAAAAGAATACATTAAAAACTTCGTCATCAAAGAGTTAGAAAAAGACGAAGAACTTGAAGAAGTTTCTACAACGGCAACAGCTGGTATCGATGGAACCGGAACCGGTCATTACGATACACCACACGCATTTTCAAGTGGTTCATCAGTTGGACACAAAAGTCCAGAAGTCGGTGGATATAAAAAAGTAAACGAATCATACTCAGCTATATTTATTGAAATATCAAAAGCCATTAAAGCAAACAGACCAGATGAACTAAACGCAATAAAAGATTTGGGTGAAGAATATGATATTGGTAGAGTTTTATATATGGCAAGAACTAATCCAAAAGCTTTAAGAAAAGCAGTTGATTATAGAGCAAAAGAAAGAAAACAATTCATTAAAGGTAAAAAATTAAAAGAAGTTACTAAACAAGAAGTCAACGCATTAAGAAATCTCGTAAAAGGTATTGGTAATCTAAAAAAAGACTTTTCAAAAGCAACTTATATTGGTGATAAAGAACTTAGAAAAAAAGATTACAATAAACATTATGAAACACTTCTTGACGCTGAAAAAGCAATGGTAAAACTTATGCAAATTTTTAAAAACAAAGAAATGTTAGGTGAAGGTCGTTATCACGATTGGAGAAATGACGAATCTTTAACACCAAAACAAAAAGTTGGTAAATCAGTAAGAGAAATTAGAGACGCATTAAACGAATTAGACAAAACCGTGAAAATGAATTTAAGATTAAAAACAGAATTAAATATGAGTTCCAAAGATTATTGGAAGAACACACATAAAGCATTGACCAAGATTTCAGAAAGATTAGTCAAGATGGCAAACAAAGTAGGAAATTTAAAATAATGAAACAAGTTATCGTAGATTATATACCATTTGAAATAACACCGACTCAAATAAACGAGGCGATGAAAGAAAACAACGGAAAGTTGATTGTTAAAGGTGTATTACAAAGAGCAGATGCAAAAAACCAAAATGGAAGAGTATATCCAATGGATATTCTAACCAGAGAAGCAAAAAATTATTCACAAAATTTTATTTCTCAAAAAAGAGCACTTGGTGAATTA